AAAAGCTACTTGAAGCACTAGATGAATACGATAAGCGTAGCCTATTAATGCAACAACACGGTAGCTTAGGCCTTCCTTATGAAGGTAACTTATATGAAGATGTGAATGATGATCTAATCTATCATGTACCTATTTATGATACAGCGCATCGTAGGTTTGCAGCATTCTGTGCATTTACTGAAGCAGTATGGCATAAAGAAGATGACTTGAGAGGAATGGGCCATCACTTTACGCATCACGACATTAATGACGACTTTGATTGGTTCATGCTATTCTATTTGTTTAGACTTTGTGGTTCTGGTATCAATTATGTACCAAGATATAAGAAAGATCATATCAAGGACATCCTGGGTACGCATGGCTTTGGTAACTTCTGGATCGTGGATTCTATATTGAAAGAACGTTACACGTGGCCAGAATGGAAGCAGGACCTTTATAACCGCATCACACCATTTACAGATAATAAAGGCTATCTACTTCCCCAGTTCACATTTGAGAATGAGACCAGAGGTCACTTAAGAAAGTTTATTCTAGACTACTCAGAAGGTTTGGTCAGACATATCTATGAAGCAGTTAAGACTAAAAGATATGACATTTATCAAGTGACAGACTTAGGTAATGACTATCTTAAAAACCTTGGCTTCAAGAAACAGAATTTTGTCTTGACAGCATTTGCAGCAGACTTAGGTGAATATTTTCCTAAGATGGTAAACCCTAAAGGTTGGGTATATGCAGGAACAAATGCTATTCGTTGTATTAATGCAATCTTCCCTAAAGTTAGTCCTAGAGTAAAAGAGTTCGAGTATATCAATGAAGTACTACAATTCTTGTCTAACAGATACAACTTAAACCCAATTGATTGTGAAGATAGTAGAGCTTGTGACGTAGTTCGTTATTTTCAAGAGTATCAATCTGAATCTCACATCATTAAGAATAATGGTCGTAGGATGAATAACAATACAATTCTCAAACAGACGTGGGGTCATGATAAATACTATGACTTCGCAAAGAAATTAAAGTAGTTATGTTTATAAACAAAGCAACCGACCAATCAAACTTAGACATGTCAGATGGTAGAGATTTAAACTACTATCTTGAAATGACAAAAGACTACAAGCCTGATTTTGAATTTAAGCTAAAACAAATTGAAGGGTTTAAAATTATAGATGACGGTGAGTTTCAATATGGTACTAAAGCTAAGATGGGAGACTTCATGATTAGTCAAGTAAAAGAAGACACTCTAGTTTATGTTGCACCAAGAACAGGATACGCTCCATACTCATTAACCTATCTTGCAAAGAAGTATAATAAGAAGCTTATACTATTTATGCCAGCATCTAAAGAAGCTTCTGAACATCAACTACGTGTTATTGAAGAAGGAGCAACACCTATATTCTTAAAGACTCCTGCAATGCCAACTATAAATGGTTGGGCAAAAGAGTTTGCGCAAAAGATTGGTGCAAAGTATCTACCATTTGGTCTTAAACACGAGCAAGTAGTAGCAGGTGGAGTTAGAATATTCCATGATGCATTCAAAGACTTAGATATTCCAAATATGTGGACAGTATTCTCTACAGGAGTACTATCTAGAACACTACAGATTGCACTTCCAGAGACTAAGTTCAATGCAGTAGCAGTAGCAAGAAATGTACAACCAGGTGAACTTGGTAGAGCTAAATTCTATGCATACCATAAAGAGTTCCTCAAAGATTGTGATGTTGATACTCCATTTGATTGTATCAAAACCTATGATGCCAAAGGTTGGGACTATATGAAACGTTATGGCAACTTAGGAGATTGGTTCTGGAATGTGGCTAAAAATATGCCAAAGCCTACAATTAAACCAAGTGACATCGACTCTCAAAGAGCGTGGGGTGATAAGTCTGATATTAAAAGATACTTGGGAGAATAGTTTTACCCTTTTATTATTCTGTTTTATATTTATACCATGAATATACTAGAACAAGCAAACGAGATCATCTACAAGAGATCTGAGGAAAAAGCCCGTCAATATGGGCCAATGCAAGAAGGTATGCAAGAAGCTGCCAAGATTGCATCGTTATTAAGCCGTAAAGAGTTGACAGCAGTTGACATGTATAATGCAATGATTGCCCTCAAGTTGTCGAGACAGGCTTACAATCACAAAGAAGACAACCTATTAGATTGTGTAGCTTATATTGCTTCACTAAACGATTACCAAAATGCTCAAAATGAAAGTACAAAAGTTACGAAACGTAAAAACACCAAATAGAGGTACAACTGCTTCAGCAGGTATTGACTTCTATGTGCCAGAAGACTTTGAAACAGTATCACTAAAACCAGGTGAGTCAGTATTAATTCCATCTGGTATTAGAGTGCAAGTACCTAGAGGTTATGCACTTATCGCATTCAACAAATCAGGAGTTGCTGTTAAGCAAGGACTTTCTGTTGGTGCTTGTGTAGTAGATGAAGATTATGAAGGAGAAGTGCATCTTCACATGATCAATACATCAGATATACCTCAAGTAGTTGCAACAGGCCAAAAGTTAGTTCAGTTTGTTCTAATACCTGTTTCATATATTGATGTTGAGGAGGTAGAACAAATTCAACCTAGAAATACAGAAAGAGGTGCAGGAGGCTTTGGTTCAACAGGACTTTAATATGAATAAACTAGACACAGTATTTGTAAACATAGCTAAAGAAACCTCTACTCTGTCACACTGCGTTCGATCAAAAGTCGGCGCAGTTTTAGTTAAAGACGGTAATATCATTTCATTTGGTTATAATGGTACTCCGTCTGGGATGGATAATTGCTGTGAGGAGAATGACATCACTCTAAAGCATGTTATTCACGCCGAAGTGAACGCTATTCTTAAAGCTGCAAAGACCGGCAACTCTGTAGATGGTTCCACTTTGTACTTAACACTTAGTCCTTGTTTAGACTGCTCTAAACTTATTTTGCAATCAGGAATAAAAAGAGTTGTATATTTGACTAAATATCGTAACCCTGAAGGTATTGACTTTCTTAAACAATTTATAGAAGTAGAACAATATGATATATAAAAATCCTACTGAGGCATTTGAATTATTGTACCAAGACATCATGAGTGAAGGTGAAGACTTTGCTGGTACTAAAGCCAAGTTTAATGTTTCATTTACTGTACAAGATCCCTCAGATAAAGTCATCAAGACTCCAGAACGTAAGTTTAATCAAGACTATGCTGAATACGAATGGTCATGGTATATGTCAGGTAATCGTGATGCATCAGAGATAGGTGAACGTGCTAAGATCTGGAAACAAATGATGATACCAGGTACTACTGAAGTTAACTCTAACTATGGTTACTTTTGGAGATATAACGAACAACTCAATAAAGTAATATTAGACCTTAGACTTAATAAAGAGACACGTCGTGCAATTGTTGTACATTACATTCTACATGAATTAGACAGATACAAATATGACACACCTTGTAATGATGTACTTAATTTCTACATCAAAGATGATAAACTTCATCTTACCGTATTTGCCAGATCTATCGATCTTGTTTTTGGCTTCTCTAACGACCAGTACACGTTTTCTAAGCTAATGGAATATGTATCTCGTAAGACAGGTTATGAAGTAGGTCAGATGCATTGGTTCATCACTAACCTACATATATATCCTAGACATTATAATTTGTTCAATAAATAAACTATGTCTAAACAAACAATCTGTCCTCATTGTGGATCAAAAGAAAACTTCCACTTTAATTACAACTATGCTCAAAAAAATATGCCTGTCATAAATGTATTGTGTAATGAGTGTGGTGAATTTTTTGATAAAAGTAAAGAAGAGCAAAAGAGACTGATCACAGAAATTATGGAAGAGGATGCTAAAGACGGGTTGTATGAAGAGGAAGATAAAACATTTAAACAGAAAAGTAAATGGACCAAGGTAAACAACAAACAGCAGTAGAATGGCTAATCAATGAATGGCCAGTATTAGAATCCAATATACCACCACGTATTATTGAACAAGCAAAAGCAATAGAGAAAGATCAGATCATCAGAGCAATTATATATGCTCTAGACGAAGATGGTCATACTGGTGATTGGAAGATTAAATTTGCTAATGACTATTACAATAAATTAAATAAAGGTTATGATATTCGAAACACGACTGGAGAGAGATTTTTTGGAGACCCAACTTTCCAAACTCCCTAAAAAGACCTACAATCAGTTTATATGGTGGAGACGCTATCAGCAGAGGCAAACTTTGCATGATAAGAGAACTCTATATGAAAAGATAGTCAATGGAGACTTTGAACATTCTGACTACTATTACCAGGCAGAGCATGAAAACTATCTGCTTGAAGATGCTACACAACACCTTAAGACATACGAAGAGAAGCTAGATAAGATAGGACTATTCAGGGCTAGATACAAGAAGCTTCATGAAGACTATCTTAAAGAGGAGACTGAGATCATGAAGAAAATGAAGAAAGACTTCCGTATCACATTCAGAATATCAGAGGAAGAACTTGACTCTATCATGGAGAATTTTGACGGAACTACATTAGAGCTTTACAATCATATAAAACAGTTGAAAGGTGAACATCTTGAGAATCGTAAGCCAATGCCAAAAGTATCAGTATCTTAGTATATTTGATTCAGGTACTGCATACAATCCAATGGGAGTCGTAGGTCTAAACCCTTCTATCATTAAAAATGGTAAGAATAGTACTGTTTCTATATTGATGGATATAGCCATGAGAGAAGGTTTTGACAGCATAGTCATTACCAATCTTTATGGTTACATAACTCCAAACCCAAAAGATCTCAAGAGTGTAGATGATCCTGTAGGTTCAGAGAATAACATTTGGATTGAGAACATGAAAAATGCCTGTAGTAAGATACTCTGCATTTGGGGTAACAACGCTGACAAAAAAAGAGTGGATGAAATACTACCTACTATAAAGAAAAAGGCTTATACTATAGGTCTTACAAAGTCAGGTCAGCCTAGGCATGTACTACATACAAAAAAAGATGCAAGTTTATTTAAACTCTAATCGAATATTTTTCTATCTTAATTTAGTTTAATATATTTATCAAAAGAACGGTTATGGAGATTCAAGCAAGCGATTCCTTTTTCAAAAGTTTGAAGACACTGATATGGCATCAAAGTCCCATTTATAGGACTTATTACCTATTCAGATATGGCCTCCCTGCATTCATTAAGAATATTTGGAGGTTTCGCCGTGAGCTGTGGTCTCATAGATGGTGGGACTATCACTTTACGCTGAGAATATTGAAAAGGTCTCTTGAGATCCAAGAAAAGGGAATGACATTGAGAGGGAGAGAGGAGTCTATATCTCTTGAAAGAAGACTCGTGAAGATGAGAAGGGCTATAGAATTGTTACAAAATAAAATTGAGGACAATTATATTGAGAGAACAGAAGAGAAGCATGGAAAATTAGTTTTGAAAGAGTGGAAGTTTGAGGAGTCTGAAAATGGTTCGTATGTACTAGTTGATGAAGATACAGAAGAGGAAAAGAAACACAATAGAATGATCTTTAAAAAAGCTCACGACTTAGAACAAAAAGAATGGGAAGAATTGTGGGAGATCATTAAAGGTAAAAAGTGGAAAGAGTACAAAGACTACGACGGTTCAGATCTTAGAGGATGGTGGGACTAGCCAGAAAATTATTATTTATGATAGGCTTTATTGTACTGTTTGTTGCTATTGCTGCTTCTCTTGCTTGGTTATGGGCTGGAGGTATTAACTACATGCGTAAAAAACATCCTGATTATAAAGGAGGAGACTTCTTAGACTGGGATAAACATGTTAATCAAATAGCTGGTAGAGATTCTTGGGATGATCTACATGACGAAATTTATTAAACACTAAACTAAAGTAGTTATGAAACAGGTTTTTGACAGAATGCAAATAGGACTCTTTATCGCAGGTATCCTAATAGCTATCCTAGTAATTAGAGATCAAAGAAATACTATTCAAAAGTACAAGTCTTCAGAAGGTATGCTTCAAGGTGGAGACATTGCAAAAGAACAATTTATTGATTCTATAAAGAATGAGTTATTCATTCAGACTACAAATGTAACAAGATATGAAATAGCATTAGACAGGCTTAAAGAAGAAGATAGCTTGGCCGCAATAAAATTTGAAGATATATTACATACAATAGAATAATAAATAAGTTATGGAAAACAATCGTAGATCATTTTTTAAAGGACTAGCTGCATTTGCTAGTGGAGTTGTAGCAGCTAAAGTAGCATCATATACACCAAAGAAAGAAGAGCCTAAAGAAGAGATATTAGTATCTAGCACAATTACATTAATGCATGACAATGAAGAGTATCATCCTCTAGTAGTAAGGAAAACAAAATTCGATGGTGTAGTGCAAGCTAGTCCGAATATCAGCAATAGCTTTGCATTAGGAAGTGGAGAAACTATCCAAATGCCTAAACAAAAAATCAGAAAAGCAAACGTATGAGCAATCGAATAGATGCACAATATAAAGAACTTCTCGATCACATCCTTCATTTTGGTGTAGACAAGAAAGACCGTACAGGTACAGGAACTAAGTCAATCTTTGGTTGGCAAATCAGGCACAACATGAAGGAAGGATTTCCATTGCTAACCACAAAGAAGATGGCTTGGAAAACTATAGTGACTGAGTTGTTATGGTTTTTGAGAGGCGATACTAATATCAAATATTTAGTTGATAATGGTTGTCATATTTGGGATGGTGATGCTTATCAAGGATACCTTAAACGAATCAATGGTGGATTAGAACCTGCGAGTAAAGAAAGGTTCATAGAAATGATAAAAAATAATGAAGAAAGTAGGGTTGATGCAAATGGATGGAAAATAGGAGAGCTTGGTCCAATTTACGGTAAGCAGTGGAGAAATTGGAATGAAATAGATCAAATCATAAACCTAATATCAGAACTAAAAACAAATCCAGATAGTAGAAGGCTAATGGTTAATGCTTGGAACGTGGGTGAGTTAGATCAAATGGTACTTCCACCTTGTCATTATGGTTTTCAAGTTTATACAAGAGAGTTAAGTCAAAGTGAAAGATTTAATTTGTATGCTCAACCACACCATGATCATATTGAGCAAGAGATGGATGAGAAAGGTGTTCCTACACGAGCAATCTCTTTAATGTGGAATCAACGTTCCGTAGATACCTTCCTCGGCTTGCCGTTTAATATAGCATCGTATGGTTTACTACTTGAGATCATTGCTAAGCAAGTTAATATGATACCTGATGAATTGATTGGTAGTTTAGGTGATGTTCATTTATACTTGAATCATATTGAACAAGCAAAGGAACAAATAATAAGAACTCCATTTGAATTACCAACATTAGAATTTACAACTTGGGCTAATGATATGGTTATGAGAGACAATAGAAGTTTGGATTGGATTATAAAAGAAGTAGTTGCAACAAGTAATAAGTACTGGTTTAAGCTGGAAAATTATCAATCACACCCAGCAATTAAAGCACCATTATCAAATTAACAATACTTTACAATTTATAAATGATAATCTAGGATTAGTTTCCCTATTTATAATAAAAACATGAAAAAGATTATTGTATTTTTAGCATTAGCATTTTCTACTTTATCATTAGTAGCTCAAGAAAATGAACCAGTAGATCTAAAGATAGTTCTTAGGCCGGCATCTGATACTATTGTCTACAATCAATTTAGAGACTTTGTTGAGTATAATAAGGGAACACATCCTGGTTTTCAACAACGTCCACATTTTCAAGGTCCTCAAAGACCTCCATTTGTTTACTTACCAAAACCTAAAAAGGTTATTCATAAGAAAGACGAAGTGATTGTTGTATATACTAAAAAAGACTATGAAAGATTAATGTTAGCAAAAAGAGTCCATATTATGAAAGCTCGTACTACGTATGGAAAAAGAGGATAAAATAACCACTCACTATAAACAAAAAGAGCCTCTATATCAGGGGCTTTTTTTATTTTTACTGTATGACATTACAACAAAGACGAGACTGGCTTCTTAAGACTATGAGGAAGCAAACAGATCAATGGTTACAAGAAGACAAGTATGAAGAATGGCAGAAGAAGAACAAACCAAAAAAGTCGTATACCTTTAAACCTATTAGATACACTAGGACGAAAGATATTTATAATAAAGAATGTCTAGAGTCCTATTATCAATCTCGTTAGTTGTTTTCTTTAGTGTGTCATTACAGGCACAAGATACAGTAAGATTGGTCCATAAAGAGTATACTACAGTATTCTCCAAATCTTTAAAGTATCCTGTATTAGTTGAGTGGTGGTTAACAAAGCAAAAGGTATCATGTGCTAATCCTATCCCAAGAAAGGACAGGTTTCAACCAGATCCACTTCTGGCCGCTGAAACAAATTTGGAGATAGATTATAAGGGTTCAGGTACAGATCGCGGCCACATGGCTCCAGCAGCCGACAATCAATGTTCTGGAAACATAGCTATGATAGAGTGTTTCTATTTTTCTAATATGGCACCTCAATACCATAGTTTGAATGCAGGAGATTGGAAGACGTTAGAAACAAACACTAGAGACTTGGCAAAAGCACAAGATTCTATTAAGGTATGGTGTGGAAGTATTGGAGCTACTAAGAAAATAGGAAAGGTATCCATTCCTACAAAATGTTGGAAAGTTATCTATATAAAGAAGACAAAAGAGTGGAGGGCTTATATATTTAATAATGATACATCAAAACCTAATGGACTTGCCGATAATAAAGTTAAGGTTCAAGATGTAGAAAAATTAACAAACTTTAAATTTAAAATAGACTAGTATGAATGTTATGTATTTTTCAGCAGATTGGTGTGGACCCTGCAAAGTTTTTAAACCAGTTGTACAACAAACATCACAAAAATTAGGTGTGGCAGTTAACTATATCAATGTAGATTATGATGCATCATTGACCCAGAAATATTCTATCACCTCAGTACCTACAATTATGATAACAAATAATCAAGGAGAAGAGATTTATAGAAAGTCTGGAGTTATGTCGAGAGACCAGCTAATTAGCATGTTTAATCAATTTAAGTAGGCTTCTAAGATATTTATATCTGAAGTAGGTTGACGAATTAGTTTCAACAACAGGTTTTATATATTAAAATTTGTTTACCAAACTGTTAATCAACTATGGACATTAGCAAACTTAAAGGACACATTCCTGACTCTGTATTAGCTCAGATCCCTGATACTGCTGCTAAATTTGAAATTAACACTCCACTTCGTTTAGCCCACTTCTTGGCTCAATGTGGTCATGAATCTGGTGGCTTTAAATTAGTTCAAGAGAATTTGAACTATGGAGCAAAAGGGTTGTTAGGTATTTTCAAAAAATATTTCCCAACAGAAGAAAAAGCGAAGTTGTATGAAAGAAAACCTGAGAAGATTGCAAACTTGGTTTATGGATCAAGGATGGGGAACGGACCTGAATCTTCAGGAGACGGTTATAAATTTCGTGGCCGTGGTTATATCCAATTAACTGGTAAAGATAACTATACTGCTTTCGGAAAAGCTATCAATGAAGATATTGCTGCCAATCCAGATAAGGTAGCTACTAACTATCCTTTATTATCTGCTGCATGGTTCTTCCACAAGAATGGCTTACATAAAATAGCTGATGGTGGTGCAACTGACGCAGTAGTAACTTCTGTAACTAAGCGTGTTAATGGTGGTACTATTGGTCTTCCTGATAGGATCAAACATTTCAAAGAGTATTATAACTTACTTAAATAACGTTTTTCAATTGGTTGTGCTTAACTAAATTAAAAGTATAACAAATGAAAAATTTTTTTAAAGCACTATTTAACGATAACAATACTATTAACGAAAAAAGCTTCATAGGATTTTGCGCTTTTTTAATGATGGTGATTTTTGCTGTAGCTGATATAGTTACAGGAACATTAGGTAAAGAACTCGTAATTCAAGAGTTCATATTTAATGCTTTTATGTGGTTAACTTTAGGCTCCTTTGGTATTGGTTCTGTTGACAAATGGATCAATAAAGACAAAGAGAGTTCTGATGGAGAATAGTAAGACATCAACTTTTTTATCCAATAACTGGAGCATCATTGTAGGTATCCTCACGGTAGCGTTTGCCGCCGGAGGTATCTTCAGTGAATTTCGTCTTATGAGAGCTGAAATGGATGAAGCAGAAAAAGAACATGCTTTACAAATACAGCAACTTATAGATGAACGCGAAAGAAAAAATAATTGGTTACAAGAACAAGAAGAAAGAATAGATGAGTTAGAAGAATGGAAAGCATTCATAGAAGGTAAACAATCAAAATAAATAAAATGGCACCAAAGAAAACAACAACAGTAGAAGCAGTAGCAGGTACAATCAAACCTCCTATTTCATTTAAAGAGTTTAGTAAAGACCCAGTTAAAGGTTTATTATTTATTGTTTTGATTGCAATTGGTTATTTGTATGTTGATGGTAAAATGACTAATAAAGATATCATCGCAAAACAAGATGCAAAAATACTTAAGCTAGAAGGAAAGATCGATACCCTTGAAGATCAGCTTAGGATATTTATTGGTCAAGCAGCAGCAGCAGAAGCTAAAAATGAAGTAGTTAATAAATTAAACAAAATACCTCAATAAAATGAAAACAGTTATCGTAATCTTCGGAATCTTTTTGACAGGATGTTTTTTAGTTGGACAGCAAAAAAATGATGAAGCGGAAAAAGACAAAGAGTTTTTTCTTTTGATTGAAAAATCAAAACAAACTCAAGAAGTAAACAAAGTTGCAATACAAGCGGCTGACAAAAAGACAAGTGAAATTATCACTAACACAGCAAATCAAATAGTTTCGTTAAAAGCAGAAGTTAAACAATTAAAATCTGAATTAAATGAAGCTAATAAAAAGCTTGACTCTATTGACGCTCCTATTAGTAATGTCAAATTTGACTTACTCCCAGTATCCACAGGTAAAGAAAATTGGTAATGACTCCATTGTGCTTATTACCTTAAAGCAAGGTAATGATATCAATAAACAATTTACCGTATTGAATGATAGCATAAAAGGATTGAATAAGACATTAGAATTGTCTAAGTTTGACTTTAACAAATATAAAGTTGAAAGTGAAGACAAATACAATCAATTGAATGCTATATCATTAAAGTACAAAGCAGAAGTAGATAGCTTTAAGTACATGTACAAACAGAATAAAGCAATCTACAAAACCCATGAAGAGTGGTGGAATAAAGATAGACAACACTATGTAGGATTGTCTCTTGTACTTATATTTGCTACTATATTCTTTGCAGCTCTATAATTAATGATTTGATAATACGGGTTTTAGCCACCCTGGGAAGCGGTTTGATAATTATAAAGGTACTAACAGTCCTAAATAATGATCAAGCCGTTTCTCATTTTTGTTTCGTTACTTCCTCTTTCTTTATTTTCTCAAGACACATTATTCAATCAAAGACTTAGCGAAATTACAGTAAAATCTGTAGCTAAGAAGGAAAGTAACATTTCAGTAATCAACATCGTTAAAAACAATTCAGTAGTATCAGATGGTATCTCTATCGAGTATCTAAAGAAGACTCCAGATAGAACCGTAGGTGATGCACTTAAAAGAGTTAATGGAGTAACTATTCAAAACGATAGATTCGTTTTAGTAAGAGGTTTAGCAGATAGATACAATTCTGCTATGTTAAATAAAACAGTTTTACCTTCTACAGAACCTGATAGAAGATCCTTCTCTTTTGATATTATTCCTTCTAGCCTAATAGACAATATCATAGTTGCTAAGTCAGCAGCTGCAAATTTACCTGGTGATTTTTCTGGTGGATTAGTTCAAATAACAACTAAAGATGTATCAGGTAACTTTTTAAACGTATCATTAGGGAGTGGTTGGGGTTTAGTATCAACTTCGAAAGGCTTCAAGTTAGTACAAGATACTAAATTCCCTTCCACGTTCCCTTCTACATATAAGTTTCGTG